CCACGCCTTAGAATTATAAAAGTCCTTTGCGTATTCCTTCGCCATATACACCGCCTGCCTTTACTGTAATTGTAATATAATGCGTTGGTTATTTCTGACCTACTTGTTATCCCTGCTTCGCCTGCTGCCCGTCCTCAATCATTCCTAGACGCAACGCCACTATGTACATGAATTGGCGACGGTATTCATAAAACAAACGGCGACAACAAAATGTTTCCCCCAAGTTCTCCCAAGGCGTGTTGTACAAAAGGCTTGTATATATCTTGTCAATAATAAGGCGTTGTACTTCTTTGTCGCACCCTTCCAACTGTAATTCTTCTTTTGCTGCCTTTATAGCTTCTGCGGCTGCAATATCAAATGTTGTTAGCTGTCCTTTGCGCTTGCGCTTCTGTCTGCGTTCGTCGCCGTGTACCGCTGCTTTAACTATCTTCTTTGTATCTTCATCAATGCTATAACGCACCTTTTCACGCCCCTTCTGTCTACAGCACCTTTGTACCTTCAAGGTATTTCCAAAAATTAATTTCTTCTTCGTCTGTTGTTGTTCTTATTGCTGCCATAAGAAAACAAGTTTGATTTCCCCAATAGATAAATGGTGAAGTTGGATTTTCCGCCACCGGCCCAATCGGTTCCGTTTCTCCGTTTTCTCCGTCTATTGCTGTTTTATCTATAAGTGCCAAAAATACTTCGCTTATTGCTGTTATATTATTTTGGCTTTCTTCTTGTAAAAATCTTATGATCCTAGTATCTTGTTGAAATCTTAGTTTAGTAATATTAAAATGACATTTGCAATTTCTGAACGTTTCCGGCAAGTGATATATTTTGCTTTGTTCGATCTCGTATTGGTTCCCGTAATCCTTCATAGCTTTGAATACTTCGCCCGGCCCCGGAAGATCTCCGCATAATTCGATTATTGCCGCTTTTTCTTTTTTGGGTATCTCTCCGGCTGCTATCCAAATGATCCAATATCCACCCGATAAATAATAGCCTTCTTTGCCGTCTTCGTTTTCCGTATCGTGTCCAATAACAAGTCCCGGCCCTTTGTATGCTTCGTTTAATAATCTTTTGAAAATAGTATTTTTGAAAAACATTGTTTATTCCCCTTTCGTTTTATTGTTTTTATAGTGTTCGCATTTTTTACAAGGCAATTCCGGCCAATCCTTAGTAACCCTTGGCCCTTCACAACAATTAAATATCTTTGGCGCTTCTTCACAATTTACAAGATCAAAATTATTCGCCTTTGCTAAATAGTGGCGTATAATCGCCCGGGCTTCTTCGTAGCTGTACGCAACCGCTGTTTTATATTCTTGCTGCCGTAACTTTTCCATGAACGCTTCTTGATCCTTGGTTGTTTTGTTCTTCTCGAATTTCATTTCGATATACAACCCATGGAAGCCCATTCTTGCAACCGGCAAGCAAATATCGGGAACCCCGCTTTTAAGTCCTGCCATTTTTAGCAATCCACCATTTGTTCTTTTCCCTTCGTTTGGCACATGGTACATTAAATCTAATTCCGGTATAAAATCTTTGTTTCTTTCAGCCCATGAAAAAAGGTTTATTTGTTCCGTTGTTTCGGAACGTTTCATATTTCCAATGCTCATTCTTTTTCTATCCTTCCTCTAGTTCTCCGAATAATTCCATGTATCGATCCGGATCAACATTTGCTATTGTCTTTTTCACTTCTTCTTCCGTGGTTAACCTTAAATCATTTTGACTTTCGCAATAATATAGCCATGCGCCCTTCTCGGTTTTTAAATATTCTGCGTCTTCCCAAAAGTTATGTACAAGTCCCGGCATTAGTGTTAGTTCTGTACTGTATTTTCTTCTAAAACCGAATACAACTTCTGCCCCTTCTGTGTTATACACTTTTCCTTCAATTATTTTTTTCATTTACTTACCTTCTTTCAATTTCTACACATTCGTGCATATATGTAATAGCTGTCATTAATTCCATTCAATTTAATTTCAGCGTCAATAAATTTATATCCCGGATATTTTTTTTCAAATATTTTTTCCATGTATTCGTGATCGTGGATCATTTTTTTTACATTGCCTTTTTTGAATTTTGAATAACTTCTTGATACATTCGGTTTATTTAAATTTTTTGAAGGTGTCCAACGCTTACACCCTTTCGGATCTTTTGTGATGTATGTACAAAGTCCTGCTAAAAATGTGTCGTCGTCCGGTTTTAGTCTTTTTGTTTCCGGTCGGCTTCCGTGTTTCCACAAACTTTCTATTTCGTCACGATCGCAATCACCGGAAAATATAATGTGATGGTGTACCCGGATCTTTCTTTTTGGATCTTCGCTATATTCTGTTACATAGATATATTTCAAATTGTCTTGTCCGCGTTTTTTTCTTCGGTAGTTGATCCGGCGAATAAACTTTCCGAATATTTTTTGTGCTTCGTCCATATCTTTGGGAATATTATTATTGTCATATCCAAATGTACCCCATAAATCACCCGGCCCGAAATTTTCAGAAACCAAATTATTAAAATATCTCTTTGATCTTTTTTCATTCAAATTTTTTTGTGAAGGTTTTGTTTCTCTTTTACTTTTTGTTTTCGGTATATCTGTTTTTTTATAAAAACTTGGATATATATCTGCTTCAAGTTGTGATCCTGCTTTTGTTGTTGTGGTTCTATATAGACAATCCACCTTCTGTTCCTTCAATAGGCGTTCTAATTCCCATTCTTCTAATGTGTCAATCTGTTTTTGGTACGCTTCTTCATAATCGTAATTATCAAATGTCAAAATACACCCCGCCTTTTCCATTAGTTTTTTTATTTACCAATCCATATATAATTATTAATTTTATATATTCAACGGTTTGTTAATACCCATTACGCGGTCGGGAAAAATTGTGTTTCTTCTATATAATGTAATTTCTTTTTATTGTTGACGCGCCTTCTTTTCCTCGGTTAGATTTTCTACAATGTGGGCTAATTCTTAGGCGGCTTCTTCCCACCCCTTCACGTTATCATTGGCTGTTTTCAAATCCATTTCTAGTTCTTTGATCTTGAATTCTAGCGTGTCCGCATAATTTGTTGTAATGTAAACCATTTTCGGTTGACGTCGGATCTCGGGGCGCTCTGCTACTGTTAACGTGCAATGGCTTCCGTTTATGTCTACAAAGTGTGCTTGTTCGGACAAACCCCGGTTTTGTTATCGCTTATTTGTGTAAGCGCTTCTTTTGGTATAACATAACCGCATTTAAGGCAAGTTCGCGACTTGGTGTCATTTACGTTAAAAATCCTCTTAACTGCCATTGGCTGATCCTTCTTATATTTCTTCATTTTTTTGTTTTAATCTACTATAAAATTGCCTTTTTTTACATTTTTATATATAATATTTTTGGAGGTGTATAAATATGGAAAATGAAAATCAAAAATTACTTTTCGCTATTGAAAAATCAGCTAAACTAGCTAGCGAATACAAATTCAAACAAGAAATACCTAATTCACCAAATGCTTTAAAACTTTCAAAATGGTATGCTAACGAAATCGAAGAAGTTACTGAACAAATTAATACAAATGAAAAAAATTGTAATATAACATGTTCTTGCTCAAAAGGTTGTGCTGCATGTTGTCAACAATTAATTGTTGTTGGAAATGTTGAAACTCAAGCTTTTTCGTTAACAATTGAAAATTTATCAACGGATGAAAAAGCCTTATTGAAAGAAAAAGTAGAAAGTCAATGTTTAATATTACAAGCCAATTCTATAACACCGGAAATAATGGCAAGTCCTTTTTACAATGAAAAACAACAACATGAAATGCAAAAAAAATATTTTGAACTTCAAATGCAATGTCCTTTATTAAATGACCAAAATGAGTGTATTATATATAAACAACGTCCTACGCTTTGTTGGTCGTACCGCTTTTATGGTAATAAAGAACAATGTAGTACTTCTTACGATTTGTCTAATTCAATAAAGTATTTTGATTGGGAACATGCTGTGAGTATTCGCCTATACGAAGCAAAAAGGCCTAAACGATACGATTTAGTTCCTATTCAATTTGCATTAAAAAATCTTCTTTAAATAATTTACAGTTAAATTTAATATTAAAATTAATGGTTTTTATAAGTTAGATTTTTAAAACGCATTGTTTAAAGCCCTGCTTTTCCAATGCGTTTTTGTTTTACTCACATTTCAACACCTCACGCCTTGATTTATGTACAGCTTCCAAGTTTTCTTTTAGTATGTCGAATTCTTCTTGTGTAATTTCTCCATTTCTTAAATCATTAAATACTTGTCCCGTATAAAAACCCGCTGCATAATCAAGCGCCGCGATTGTATTGTAGTTATTTAAAAGCCCTGCTTCGCTTGTTCGAAGTGTTAATATTTCATTTCTTCGTAATATCTGTTTACGCGACACGCCGCTTTGTTTATCTTTCTTTTTTAAATGCTGTTTAAACTTTCTAAAAAGTGTACTCATGGCCGTATCTCCTTTTAAATTCCTTTTCTAATTTGTTTGAAAATCTACCAAGCAATATTCCTTCCGCTGCCTTTTCCGGTATTGGATTTATGGCCTTGTCGTCTATGTAGTAATCTGCATTTATTTTTCTTGTATCTCCGCCGTATAATTCTATAAATTCCGGTAAATTTTTATTTACTGTATCAAACTCTAAACCGTTGGATTTACAAAAGCGTGTTGCTTCCGCAAGGTCTTCACCATTTCTACAAGTCCATAAAATAATACGTGCGCCTGCTGCCTTCTGCTCAATTAGAAAATTGAAAAGTTGTTCGTTTGGTTGTCCTATCCCCGGCCACTCTTCACCAACACTTAACGTTCCGTCGAAATCAACCGCATAAACTTTGTTTCCGTTCATATCTGCCATTAATTCGGATCCCCTTTCTTGAAAATGA